TTATTTTAATAAATTGTGTATATCTTAAAGCACCTAATTTTAATGGTAATCTATTCTTTGCCTTTAAATACTTTGGTTTAGGTTTAGGAATTTTCATTGACACCACATTTTGCAATATAATAAGCATCCACTATATCTGTTATTGGATTACCTAAAGTGTTCATTTTAAATTCCCCTATTAAATCTGTTTTAGTATCTTTGCAAAATTGGTCATACATTAATTCTTTATTTGCATTACCTTTTCCTGTAGCACCTTTTTTAACAATAGCAGGTGGAATTATTTCGTATGGAATACTTCGTGTCATAAAATTCCATTTTAAAATACCACAATTTTCTGCTATTTGAAATAATGCTTGTCCTTTACTACCATAAGAATAACCTTCTAGAAATACTTTAAATGAATTTCTATCATAAAAAGTAATATCTGATTCAAATATTGTTTTAAATACCCAATTAGAAAGATTATTAAATCTACTTATAGGATTTGAATATGGTTTATGAGGTGTTCCTTTGATATTATTTAAAATCTCACCATGCCATTTAACTTTGTCTGTTAAATAGTAAAAATTACAATCGTTAAAATTCCAGCTACCATTTGATATACAGATAGCAGGAGAATTTAAACTATAATCAATTCCAATCGTTTTCTTCTGGTTCAATTTCAAATGCCTCATCTTCTAATTCATGACTACAAAATGGACAAGTGATTGGTGCTGATGGATGTTCTAAATCCCATTTAATCTCAAACAGCGTATCACAATTTGTACATTTTATTGTTATATATTGATATTCTTCTCTCATAATTTAAATTCCTTAAATTGGTCTTTCTCTACATCTTGTTTAACACCACCAATAACATAACTTTCTATTTCTGTTTCTTGTGGTGCATTTTGTAATGACCTAGAATTTAACCAATGTTCTACCCATGGTAATGGATTTACTTTGGTATTATATTTTGCTTCTAATCCTATACTTCTCATTCTACGATTCGCCATATATTCTACAAATCTATGTAGTAATTTTTCTGACAACCCTATCATAGAACCTTTTGTAAGTAAATAAGTTGCCCAATTTTTTTCTTCTTCTACTGCATTATCATACATTTTATATACATCATTTTCTGTATCTTTAATAACTTTTAACATTACATTATCTTTTTCATGTTCTTTATAGTTGTTAATTATTCTTTGTGATATTGCTAGATGTTGTGATTCATCTCTTGCAATAAAAGATATAATTTTTGCTGAACCTTCTAATTGTTTTAATTCTCCAAATGCAAAACTACATGCAAATGATACATAGAATCTTAAACCTTCTAATATATTTACTGTGCATAATGCCAACCATAATCGTTTTTTTAATTCGTACTCATCTACTTCTTGCCCCATAAGTTTTTTATAACCTATAGCAATAAGATTATCATATGCTTTTGTAACTGACTTTGCTCTTTGTTCTATTCTTTCATCTTCAATAATAGTATCAAAAACTTCTGCTGGGTCTGGATATAAATTTTTAATGATGTATGTATAAGACCTAGAATGAATTGTTTCCATAAAATCCCATGTTATAATACATGATTCTAATTCTGGTAAACTTACAAATGGTAAAAATGCAAGTGCTGGTCCACGACCTTGTACACTATCTAACATTGTTTGATATTTTAAATTTGATGTAAAGATAAATTTGTGTTCTGGTCTTAATGCTTGATAATCGTTTCTATCTTTTTGTAAAGATATTTCTTCTGGTCTCCAGAAATAACCTAGTTGTTGTTGAGTTAGTTTATCGAATGTAGGATATTTAAAAACATCATATCTTTGCACAGCTAAATCTTCACCGAAGAACATGGGTTGTTTGGTAAAATCTACTTGCTTTGTTTTATTAAAAACTCCTTTTATTAACTTCCTTATATCGTGCATGAATCACAATCTTCCTCTTCTATTTTTAATTCTTCTTCTTTATAAGTTGTATTATCTTCTAATACATCTGGTCTATCATCATCATCCATTTTTCCATCATAAGTATTCTGATAATAAGAAGTTTTCCAACCATATTTATAAGTCGTTAATAAATCTTCTGCCATTACTGATAATGGTACTTGATTATTTTCATAATTTTCTGGATTGTAAGACCAGTTTCCTGATATTGCCTGGTCAAAATATTTTTGCATAATTGAAACAATCTTTATATAACCATCATTAGATTTCATATCCCATAATAAAGTATAACCATTTTTTAATGTATTGTATTGTGGTACTACTTGTTTTAAAGGACCTTGTTTTGATTTTTTAATAGACAAATAATCTCTAGGTGGTTCTATGCCGTTAGTTGCATTTGAAACCACACTAGAGGATTCTGATGGCATTTGAGCAGAAAGTGTGCTATGTCGGAGGCCATGCTCAAGTATATCTTTCCTTAATTTCTCCCAAGGTAGAGTTAGTTTACGATTTATAATCTCATCTACCTCTTTCTTGTAAGTATCAATGGGTAAGACGCCATCAGAATATTTTGTTCTATCAAAATATAAACATTTACCTTTTTCTTTTGCTAATTCATTACTTGCTTTTAATAGATAATATTGGAAGTGTTCTGTTAATTCATCTACAGCTTTATGAGCACCTTTTTCATCATATTTAAATCTTAATCTTGCTAGATAATGTGCTAGTCCAATATAACCTATTCCTAAACTTCTTCTTGCCTTTGTAGATTTTTCAGCTGCTTTAATAGGATAATTTTGATGTTCTATAATCTCATCTAATGCTCTAACTGATAAATCACATAGACTTTCTAAATCTTCAAAATATGTTATCTTACCAATATTGATAGCGCTTAATATGCATAATGCGATTTCCCCCTCACCATCTATATGTTGTAGTGGCTCAGTTGGTAAAGTGATTTCCTGACACAAATTAGACATTCTAATCATGTCTTTGAATGAGCTATGAGTGTTGCAATGGTCTATATTCATGATATAGATACGACCTGTTTCTGCCCTTTCTTTTAGTATAGACATAAACAATTCTTGTGCTGGTATTTTCTTTTTAAAAACTGATGTTTTTCTTTCTGCTTGAGTATAGACTAAATCAAATTTATCTGTACCCCATGTTTCGTATAATTCAGGTACTTCATGTGGTGAAAATAATGTTATGTCTTCGTTCTTGATAAATCTTTCATAAAATAATTTAGATAGTTGTATTGAGTAATCTAATTTTCTAACTCTATTATCATCACTACCTTTATTATTTTTTAAAACTATAATATCTTCTATCTCTTTATGCCAAATAGGAAAATGTACTGTTGCACTTCCACCTCTTACACCATTTTGTGTACAACATTTTACTGTTGCTTCAAATTTTTTTAAAAATGGAATGATACCTGTATGTTGTACTTCTCCACCTCTAATTTTAGAATTAATGCCTCTAATACGACCTGCATTGATACCAATACCTGCTCTTTGAGCAACATATCTTCCAATCGCCATATCAGTTGTAAAAATACTTGGTAAAGTATCATCACTATCTACTAGTACACATGAAGCATATTGTTTAAGTGGAGTTCTAACACCTGCCATAATAGGTGTTGGTATATTAATCATATGTTTACTAATTGCACGATAATATTTTTTAACATATGTTAATCTCATTTCTTTTGGATATTTTGCAAATATAGTTGCTGAAATTAACATATACATAAACTGTGGTGTTTCAAAAACTTGTCCTGTACTTCTATCTTGTACTAGATATTTGTCAATGACTTGTCTTAATCCTGCATATGTAAAATCATAATCTCTTTCGTGTACAATCCATTGTTGCATACGGTCCCAATCTCTTTTATCATACCACTTTAATAAGTCTTTATCGTAAACTCCTTTTCTAACTCCCATTTGTACATGTTCGTTTATATGTGGATGGTCCCATAATCTCCTAATAACTTGTTTTCTTAAACTGAATAATAATAATCGAGCTGCCACATATTGATAGTTTGGTTTTTCTAGTGAGATTAAGTCAGCTGCTGACTTGATTAAGATTTGTTGTATTTCTTCTGTTGATATGCCATCATAAAATTGAAGACCACTATTCATTTCTACTTCTGATGGAGATACACCTGTTATATCTTCACATGCATACTCTACCATTTCATGTATCTTTTCAATATCTAAAGATACTTTGCCACGATTACCTCTTTTAATTACATTAATTTTACTATCAATCATTATACTCTCTTCCAATTATTCAACCTTGCAATAGCTTCTAACTTATTGAAGGTATTATTTTTAATTATTTCTTCAACATTAATATCATTCTTAACCATGTCATTAATGTCCTTCTCTTTAATATCACTTGGCCAAATAACTACATTATAATCACTTTCAATACAATTAGTTATTCTTTTAACGATTTCAAAATTTCGTGGTTCGTTATCATATATATAAGTCATTTTCTCTGGTGTCAAGCCATTTTTTAAAAAAGTTAAGTCTGCACCAGCAGCCGCCAAACAATTATTTAAAAATAAACTATCTAAAGGACCTTCAACCACTTTTATAGGTTCTAAAAAGTTTATTCTTTCAAGTCCATATACTTTTTGCCTATCTTCATCCAATTTTATAGTCATATATCTTGGTTGTTCATTACCAAAAGCACGACCTTGTAAGGCAAATATCTCATTCTGCTCATCATAGAATGGAATTACCAATCTAGGATAATCTTTCGTTATATTTTTAAATGTATTAGGTTTAATTATATTAACTAAAGTCATCCACTTTTCACATAGATATAGTCTTTCAAAATGTCCTGTTGGTATTTTTCTATTTTCTACATATACTCTAGCAGGATGTTTTTCTTCAAGTTGAGAAATGTTTATACATTCATCTAATATATTCTTCTCTTTACTCTTGAAAGGCCTAAAATCAAAATCAGTACTTGTATCATCTTTTTCTTTTTTCGGACCTTTTTTAAACTTCTCTAATACATATTCTTTATGTAATTTATTATCTACTTCTTTTATTAGATTTGCTAGATTAGTACCTTTGCTACAATTATGACATTTGAAAAACATGTCATTTTTAACACGATACAAATACCCTCTAGCTTTGGTTTTATCTTTTTTAGAATCACCACAATAGGGACACCTAAAGTTGAATAGATAGTCTCCTTTCTTCTTGAAAACATCCAATCTGGACGACAGGATATTGATAAATTTTAAATCTACATAATTTGACATAACACTTGTGTTATTATATAGTAAACAACAAGTAATGTCAAGTCTGGTTTAAGAAAATATACCTGTACTTGATAGTATTTTAGGCATGTTTTTTGCAAGTATGAAACCTATGACTAAAGCACCACCTACTATTAACCATCTCCATTTCTCTAATACACCTACTCTATCTGTTAAATCCCCTTTTAATGATTTAATCTCTAAAAGAAGTCTTTTTTCCACTTGATTTATATCTCTTTGTAAATCACGATATATAATATCTAATTCTTCGCCACGCTCTCTAACTTTTTGAAATAAAATTTCATCAGTTTTTTCTGATTGTTGTAATTTTTCTTCATGTACAGCCAACATAGATTTAATAGAAGCTGATACTTCTGTTAATTTATCAATAGCAGTATCTATCTTATGTCGGACATTGCTTTGATTTTCAATATCTTTTTTAAGACCTTCTACTTCTATGGCTATTTGTTGTATAAGCTGACTATCTGGCATTTTAATTAGATAGTGGGTTGCCAGATTTTGCTTGTATTTCTCTAATCTGTAATTTTAATAACTCTATTTCTTTTGAATTAATTTCGTTATTTTTAGTATTAGTGTTTATACTTGTGGTATTATTACTAGCATGGTCTTTTACTTTTGCA